TGATACGAGTTCCTTACATTGATATTTTTGGCAGAGAATACATTATTTCCCTCATTCGTCAAGCTAATTACATATCTATTCGCACCACCTATCATAAAATTAAACTGTCCTGTTTTTAAATTTATGTTATATACAAAGTTATTCTGTGACGTTGTAATCTGTGTGTTATTTGAGAAGGTCAACTTTATCGAGTACAGATTATTATCTTCGTCTACAATCTTGATATGGTTTTTGGCAGAAAGCCAAACAAGAGCATACTTCACACTTCCATCTGGCAGGGTTATCCATATGTTCCCAAATACGGAAAAGTCTACGTCGGAATCTATGGAATCGACAATTTCTACCACCTTGTCTTCCACCGAACACCGGAGTATCTGTTTATTGACGTTATCGACCCCGTATACATAATCCTTTGTAATTAAGACTTCTTTTTTCTTGAATGTAGCGTATGAATATATAACAGGAATAGGTATCAGCTCCTCGGAAATGAATGTGCCGTCTTCCTCGTTCAGTTTGATAAGCCAAATACCGGTATTTTGGTCAGTGTATTTCGTACATATAATATATACGGTATCATCGATTACCCTCAATTGCTCGGCCGCTTCGTGCCATTGTGTTCCATAACCCTCCAATTTGACGTCCCAAAACACCTCGTAAGTGTCCAAAGAAAACTTCAAGCACCTGCCCATCGTAAGCAGGTAACAAGTCTTGTCGTTTTTTATCTCTTTGAATCCTATATACCTTAAATCTGTGGCTTCAAGAAAAGCATGGGAAATGTAAAAACCATTCTCTTTGTATGCGATACTTTCTGCCGCTTGGTTTGCTTTATCGGCTGCCTCATTAGCGAGAGTTGCCGAGTTGTTCGCTTCCGTTGCGGCATTCTCCGCATTTCCCGCCGCCGTGTTAGCGTTCGATGTGGCTGTGCGGGTATCCGTAATAAGCCCTTCAAGCGTAGTTTGCATTTGGGAAAAACTCGTCTCTCTTTGGAATTCCGCTTCGGCTCTCTCACTCTCTGCCGAGGCACGGCTGCTTTCAGCCGATTCCCGTTTTGCTTCTTCTGCCGTCAACTTGACACCGAGAGCCTTTATATCCGTGGCCGCCTTGTTTGCCTTTTCAGCCGCTTGATTGGCGACTGCCGCCGCCTCTGTCGCAGGGCGTTGAAGATCGGCGATTTGCTCCGGCGTAAAATCGTCGTAGGTAAAAGGGTCTCCTTTATCTCCTTTTTCACCGGGCAGGGCAACCATTTCTTCCACCACGGCGGCATCGGGCACTACCACATGCTCATGAACAATTATGCAATCACTATCAGCCATATCACTTGATGATTATATTGGTTTTGTAAACATCGCCATAGTCCCATTTGCCGTCATCGAAATCGGCATCCTCTATCCAGTAGTGCCTCTCGACCGATAGCAAGCCATAGCGGAAAGTCCCGGAATTGAATATGCCGTACAGCACGCCGTCACGGAACACACAGTTTTTACGTGTCTTTCCGTCGTAGCTCACTTCGCAACAACAACCAGACTCGTCCTTGTAGATGAACTTAAACTTCTTCGTCTCGGCATCGATGGGCTGCTTGTTTCTGTCCTCAAAGCCAATGGTAAACTTAATATCCTCCCATGAGTATTTCTCTTCGTACTTTTTTTCACTCATCGCTGCCATCGGATAATGCGTTGAACATTTTTTCAACCAGAGCTTTCGTCTCCTCGACCGTGGAGGTCATGGAATAGACATTCATGTTAAAACTGCCTTGCCCGACAGTGACATGGCCTTTTTCCACACCGTTTTCCACAATTCGGTAATTGACCGCTTGCAGGGTTTCCACAGTCTCTTTTCCGTTGAACGAACGGCTGATGTTCTCGCTGATTTTTACTAATTCTATCATAATGTTTTGTATTTATGGTTAACTGATAATCCCGCTGTCGGGAATGTCGAATGTCACGTTTTTGGATAGGGAGTCGAGTTGGACGCCGGCCTCGCCCGACGAGGAGACCCCATACACGGAACAGGTTAAGTAATAGGTATGGGTTCCCGGTGGAAGGTCCGGATGTGTCGTCCCCAAAGGGATATTCAAAATGAGAATCCCAGTTCCCTTGTATTCGTAATCATAGATCGCGAGGAATCCGGACCCCGAAATACGGAAGGTGTATTTCTCACCCACCGGAGGATTTCCGTTCGGAAAACTGATACGCACCTGAAAGTAACTCGAAAGGAAAGTGAAATCCACGATTTTAATCGGGGTATATGTGCTGTTTATCTCGGCTGTCATGGCTATCGATGTGGGTATGGGGAAATAATCCGCCACGGTAATCTGTTTGTCGACCCCTGTCCAGTATTCGAACGACTTCTTATCGATAAGGAACAATGTCACCTTCAAATTCGCCCCTACCGAATCCTCCCCCGGAAATGTGTCGCTCTGTCCGACAGGAAGTATCGGCGGAGTAGTACCGTCACTGAAAAATTTTACCTTGAAAGCAGAGTACCACACATTGCCCACCCGCAAGGTGGTTACGGTGTTTGTAGAGGTATTTGTCAGCAATCGGGCAAAACTGCTTCCATTTCCATCGGTTGCCAAAATAGCCGGGTAATAATCGCCGATACTCTTGTCGGAGGCCAGCGACAGCCACGACTCGACGGGTACGCCGGTAGGATTCACCGAAGTGTCGTAATAGTTGATGTCGACAAAAAGATACGGCACGTCCGCACTGATTTCGTCAATTTTGCTTCCGGTAAGATTGGGTTCCGCATTGTGGTCGTAGCCGTCGAAATCGCTCAGGCGGCAAAAATCCGTCCCCGGATGCGGATACGCCACATAATCGAAAGAGGTATCATGGATAGCGACGATATTCGTGCCGTGCGGTATCGTGGCTTTCAAGCCATAGCGTATGCCTTGATTCTTATCCGTCTCGCTTCCTTCCCATTGATCGATGTATGTCGTGACCCCGCCGGATTGCTGAGGATAGTTGTCGGATAGCGGTGCAGCCTGCGGATAGCGCACGGGTTTATGACGGCTCCATTTGTTGATACGTCCCGGACGGCCACCCTGCAACAGGGGACGTTCGAGGGCAACAATGTCGGCCACGTCCCATACCCCGTTTGCCGGGTATATTCCCAGCAGATTATACGGGTCGGTTATCGCTACCGGGGCTACGATCTTGTTTTTATCGATGGCCATAGGCTCACTTTCCTCCTTTCCCTTTTAATTCGGACAATTCTTTTTTCAATCGTTCTATATCTTCCATAAGGGCTTTAACCAGACGGGCGGTCTCCTGCGTTGCCCCGGCTATGGTATTGATATAGTCGGGCGACAGGTAGTTCAAAGCTCCATAGCCGTCCTCCGTTTCGTAGGCCATCGATGGCAATACCTCTTTCACCTTTTGATAGATCAGCCCCGTATGGGCTTCCCCGTCCACGCCGCCCTTGTTACGCTTCCGTGCTTTTTCGGTGTATAGAAAATCGCATACCCTGCCCATCGCCAAGAGCCTGTCGGTATAACTTCGGGTGTAATCGAAATCTCGCTTCAAACGTTTGTCCGAAGTCGTTAGAGCGGTGACCGAGCCTTGTGCCGAGATATTGCCTTGCGACGATATATCCCCTCCGGCCGTGATGTTACCGTCCGACGTGACACTCTCCTTTGACCTTATGTTATTTGTCGCCACAATCCTTCCGGCGGAAATGGATACAGACTTACTACCGGTCGAAAGGTTTATACTCGTAGCCCTGATTACATTCGCTCCATCGATGTCTCCATCCATCGTTATATCCCGAACTCCCGACAGACTTCCGGACACATCGTTCGTTCCGTCAAATGGATTTCCCCAAAACAGGCGATAGTTCTTGAGCCTGTCAGCTGCGATGGAATCGTTATCCGTCAAGGCGACAGACGGGGTAACCACGGTCAGCTTGCTTACACCGACTGTCGGCATGGGAGACAACGATATGCTCTCCACACAGTTCTCGCAAGTCCCGTTCAATGCCCCGTATGTGTTATAGACGAATATGGAGCAGGTCTGGTAATCCGTCTTGGCCGAAACCCAAAAACACACGTGTCCCCCGTACAAGAACACCTTCACGTCACCCAAATCGTCACCGAAATGCGTACCGGCCGTAGCCGTAAACTCGACATCGTTCGGGGCATAATTGTACGCCTGTACGATCGTATTGATAATTCGTCGGCTATAATATCCATTTCCAATCAAATGCAACGTCAACATAGCCGCCTCGGCCTCCTCGACTTTCGTGCGAATCAGCCACCCGTTTCCGGTGGCTGTCTCATACATGCCGCCCCTTTTATACAGGAAAGCCCCGTTGTCAAGCCCGTTCAACTTTTTCGCATTGTCCGATTCGACCGCACGTCCGACTGTCAGCCCCGTATATGTACCGCTCACGTTGTTTATCTCCGAGAGCGAATAAGTAGGCTTGTTCGGCTGCCGCACCCAATCGTACAGGGTGATGCCTTTGGTGACAACGATACCGAGGGCTGTCTTGCTGACGGCCGTCACCACATTGCCTGTACCTATCGTAGATGCACCGGCATTGGCGAGCTTCCAAATCTCGTTGATGGTGTAGGCGTTGAAGGTATCGGTAAGGGTGGCGTTGTCGAATGCGCCGCCCAGATCGTCGAACCCATACACGAGCTTGATGAGCCCTCCTTCACCACCGCCACCCCCTTCCCCACGCCATACACCAAGAGCGGATATTCCACCCTGTGAATACACATTAAATTTCGAGTATATCGTATTTTCCAACTCTGTGTCGAATTTCCACATATCGTTAATACGGGCAAATCCTTCCTGCATTTGTTTTACAGTCCGTTGATACGATTGTTGCAGGGAAGCCGTCATATCATTGATGGCAGAAATCAAGTCGATATTCTTATTGGCAGATGCAACCTCTTCTTTCAGTTCTTGCGTATTCCCTTTTATTAGGTTGTTCCCGATGGTAATAGTCTGTTCGCAAGGATAGTCGAGTTTGGTTGTAAGGCTTATAACACGAGTAACATATGAATATCCTCCGTTTATGTATTCGACTTTTCTTCCTATGGATAAATCAGGATTGATTTCATCGAACACCACAGGATTAGATGAAAACTGGTAGTTGTTTTGGTCGGAAGAAAGCCGTTCTATTTCTTCGTTCATAGCTGTTTCCAGCCGTATGTACGCCGAATCTGTATATTCTTCCGGCATTTTGACGTTGAATAGGATAATATCGTCATTTTCCGACGGTATAAGTCCCGTAATAGCAGGGATAATATAGTTACCTTCTTCCTCTTTATATTTAATCTCGAAATCTCCTTTTTTGACTTCGAAGCTTATGCCATCATCACTCGTTATTGTTTTACTCTCATCATGGTATATAAGCTCAAATTCCATACCTTGCAAAGCCCCCGATTGGAAATGTACCGAAGGTTCCTTATTTGGTATACGCATACCATTCGGATTTTTTTCTTCGTCATAAGGGGAATTGTCGAAGTTAAATTCCGGTATTTGAAAATACCATATCGCATATTGGTCGTATATAGGGTCTCCATTTTCATCTGTGCCTATCTGTATTTTATCATTCGTTTCCGAGTCTATACGCCACATAAGGCGGAATCTGACATCTGATATGGAGAGTTCCGATGAAGGGTATATATCATCGAACAGTAGGATTTTGCTAAATATCTCTCCCTGTTGAAGGTTTGGCCTTATATCTTTATATCCGTTCGGATATTTTTTAGGGTCAAGAGTCAGCCGTTTGTTGACCAAATTGTTGACATTAGCACCTTTGTATTCCTGTACGATGTTTCGAG